AAGCATGGCTGTTGAGGAAGCTATGACATACTTAACAATGTCATTCCACAAACGAAACGTGGATAGTATCAAGGCGGCTGAGTTACTCAGGTGGTGGCTCAGTGACTTCCAAGATTCAGAGTTAGAATACTTTGAAACTAGGGTAGACTTAGCAAAGCAAGTAAAGCTTGTAGATACAAGAAGGAAACAAGCATGAAAGATTTTATAGGAAAAGATAGTTCAAGGGCTAGGGTATTCAAGAACCCAGGCCACTTCTTTGATGAGAAAACTTGGTCAGCATTAATACAAGGAAACTCCTTGTTGATATACTGGTTCACCATATGGATAGACCAACACGAATGGGATGATGATGGGCTAAGTCTGCAAGAGTTTATGACTCTAGAGTACCAAAAGAGTTCGGGTACTTCACCCCATAAAATGAAAGGCTTGGTAGATGTCTTTGGTGACTACATATTTGAGGGTGATGATGACTTAAAAGCATACTTTATTATCAAGCTAGAGATTGGTGGTCATCAAAGACTAGGATACATATACCCCTACGGTATTGTGGCTATACCAACGGCTGACGGTGGGTATACTGTAGTGAGGATGGACTGATGCAAATACAAGATGAACTACCACTTGACCATGAGCCTAGCCTAGATCACTGGGCTAAAGCTCTTGCTGATGATGACATAGCTACAGGCTATCACACAAACTGGGATCATGCATACGAGAGTGCATGGAACTATCTAGAGGATGCAAATCTATACCATTCTGAATATAGGAGTATGCACTGATGACAGAGAAAAAACTTTATAGTGTATCTCGTATGTATCACGTTGTTAGAGTAGCTTCAGTGTTAGCTTCAAGTGAGGATGAAGCAGTGCAACTTGCTAAAGAGAATGGCAATGATATACACTGGAAAGAATATGATGGTGACTACATCGAGGAGATAGACTATGACGTGGAGGAGGAGTAATGAACATTCAAGACATATGCATAGCATCATTCAAGTCTATGTTTGATGAACGCTTGGAAGACGGTGTTGACCTAACACCCAAGTACGTAGAGATGCTAGTCAAGGAACACTGTGAGCCTTACATGATAGTGACACAAGGTTTTACACATGACCTACTAGCTAATGCACTGGACTACATGGACTGGGAGTACATATCCTATCACATCAACCACCCAGTATATAGGGAGAACAAAAATGGACGGTGAACTAATACTAACTGACTACGAGAAGGGCTACCTGACTGCCATATATGATGAGAGGGCATCGGTAGAAGCCAAGGCAGAGTTTGAGGAATGCCCTGATCAAAACTTTTGGTATTGTCAAGTCGTAGGTGACAGAACTTTTGACCTTGGCATATGGCTTACGGATGAGGACGATATTAACTCGGAGCAAGTATGTGTGGTATATGAATGCCACGACTACAGAGGTGATGGTTCCTATAGCACTGACGTATCATTCCAATATTATTTGAAGGAGGGAACTTATGGATGATTTTAAAATAAGACCTCGCTCTGAAGTTGAAGAGCTTGTAACTAAATTTGTTGTTGATAATAATATACATGCACAATATGGCAAGGACACAGAAGGTCTTTTCATAGTGCAGTTTTTAGTAGAGGAGGATGACGATGCTACCTGATGAAATGGAAGCTGAGAAAAACAGGAAGATGATACTCGCACAAGCTGACGAGATAGAAATACTTAAGAAGAATGTGCGTGACTTACAAGAATCTTTGCAACACGCACACATTAGAATTAAAAGATTAACGGAGGAAGTATAATGCATATCAATGAAACAACTAAGCAGATGATACGAGAGATCGTAGTGGAAATGTTTAAAGAAGTGGTAGAGGAAAACTTTGATGACAAAGAAATACTTATGCTAAATGAATGGCTACAAAGTATTATGTCTAAGAAGATAGATAACTATAACGTAAACGTATATGGTGTAACATTACAGGAGGGATACTAATGCAACCACAAAACGTTAACCCACACCAACGCATCAAGTGGGAACCAACTATCAAACAGAAACAGATACGGTGCAGACTATTCGGCAAGGACTTTGACAGCGTAGCACAAGCGTCAAGGTACTATCGTATCTCATACTCATGGGCTAAAGAAATGGTACATGCAGGTAGGAACAGAGACAGTTGGCCTAGACAGATACACCCTAACAAGGGCAAATGGCGTGACAGAATAGGAGAGGAGTGGCACTATGAAGTGGCTGATACTGATACTACTAACAAAGGGTAATCCCCTTGTGCTAGACCACCTACCATTCGAAACAGAGGATGATTGTGTGGCGTATGTGAGTGACTACAATAACGCAGAGGAGTTTGCAGTAGAAGTCATTGCACACGCAGGATTTAATGCAAGAGTGACAGGCTTGTACTGTGTAACTAACCAAGAGAGGAAAACATATGAAACTATACAGAAACTCTAGCGGAGTATGGGCAGGAACACAGGCCGATGCACGTAAGATGTGCGGCAAGGGGTATCAGACTGTCGATGTACCAGTAGACAAGCCTAGCTTGTTACGATTTCTCAATGCCAATAAGGTAGGCGGTGGTGCTATTGCTGATAGTCAAGACATTACAAGTGAAGCTACCGAACTGAATAAGGGTGCTATGTCATGGATCAGGTGGAGCTATGATTGTATGTGCAGAGGGCAGTATGAAGATGCAAAAGAAATGCTACGTAAGGGATTGGAGTTAGCAAGGAAGGAGAGGACTGATGAAAAGTGAGAAGTTAAATATAGAGGTGACGTTATCTAGCGAGAACTCATGCTACTTAGGTATAAAGGATTACATCATATACGTAGAGGTGAGCCAAGCTACAGAGAACAAACCTCTCGTAAGTTTTTGGAAGAAGGGATGGGAAGATGATAGAGCTATTACTGTCAGTCATTGAGGAACCTAACCAGATACACAAGTATTGTATGGAGAAACATGAACACTGGACAGGCAGAGCCGCATGTGTCCAAGAGTTACGACATGCCCAACGCAAACTAGAGGTGGAAGAACTACGACAGTTCTTGAAAGATAACCCACACTACAAGTACCCAGGCATGGCTTTGCCTAACGGAAAGATAAAACCTCTTGACGTTTGTTGGGGTTCTGATAAAACTTATTACATAGGAAGTGACAAAGTAAAGAGGAGTAAATGCTAATGTCATATGAAGTATGGTTTGGACAGAATGGTAAGTGGTTTGGATACCACTCATTCAAACACAAGATGGATGCCCAACGCTATGAGGAGCGTTACAAAAAGGTATTCCCTAACTTAACTGTAGAACTACGGAGGAGAGAACATGGTAGTTGTAGCTAAAGTATTACCTATACAACAACTCATTAAACAAACACAACGTAGAAAAGATGATTACGAATGGGAAGGTGACTTCGAGAAAGCACTACTCGAAGGTGAGTACTTGAAAGAGTTAAAAGATGATGAAGCAAAAGGAGTAACATGGTATCCCAACTTTTAGGTGCATCATTGCCACTAGCATTTGCACTAGCATATTTTATTGGTTTTATTTATTTATGGTATCTACATGCAAGAGGAGACTGAGGATGGAGAGAATCCGAATACGCCTTTCGATGATGTTACACATTGGGTGGGTAACCTACCTAGTAAGGATACTGATAGCACTAAGCGTAGTTCTAAACGTAATACTAGGAGGAAGACTAAATCAAACATTCTCCGCAAGAAACTGGGAGTGGAAACGAAACGAGAAGATTAATGTTGTGCGACTATTAGACACATTGCTTGGTGATGGTCATTGTAGTAGAGCATGGGCATACTGGAAGGTAAGGAGGAAATGGTAATATGAATATCCCGAAGCATAACTGTACGTTAGAAGAAGTCATAAACTTCTACCGTAACTCAGATGTTTATCGTAGGTTGTCCTCCTCCTCGCAAAAAGACTACGATAATCACTTGTCAGCTACTCTCATCACTGAGGTAGAGGGCAAGATGCTTCGGGCATATCGCTGTAAGAACTTGAAGGTTCGACACATCACACAGGCATATGACAAGTGGCTTGAGATTGGCACTCGCACTGCCAACTACAGACGCAGTGTCCTTTCTGCTGCGTGGAGACACGCCATGCGCTATGATGTGATGATTCATAACCCAATAGCTTTGGTTCAGACCGTCACTGAAAAACCAAGGCGAGTACATTGGAGTCGTGAACAAGTGTCAATCTTTCTTGACACAGCTTACAGCGACTTTCGATGGCGCAGCATTGGACTGATCGTTCATATGGCATATGATTGGGGTCAACGTGTAGGTGACATACGTTTACTTACATGGGATAGTTTAGACTTAAACCATTGTCGTATTGATATGACTCAGAGCAAGCGTAATGCAGAGGTACACCTCCCTATATCTCAAGGCTTGTGTTCCATGCTGCGTCAACAGAAGGAGGAGTTTGGCTTTCAAGAGTACGTAGTACCGAGAGTAAAGCCTAGAGCAGGAGCATATACACCCTATGACAAAGAAGAAATCTCGTTATATATCAATAAGATCCTGGAAGAAGCTAATCTACCTAAAGAGCTTACGGCTATGGATTTACGTAGGACAGCGGTCACAGAAATGATGGAGGGTGGTGTCGATCTTGCAGGTATTATGCAGGTGACAGGCCACCAGAATACAGCATCAGTCAAGCCATACATGGTGAACACATACAGTGGTGCAAGCAAGGCACTATCAGCAAGAGGTAAGCAAGATGAGGATGCGTGACTTTATTGATGATCTAGGTTTGAAAGAGGGCGACAGATATAGAGGTGACTGCCCTCAATGCAGAGGTAAAAATACATTTACTGCTACCAATACACTAGGTGACATACAGTACAACTGTTTTAAATTAGGCTGTACAATACGTGGCATCTATGTTACAGACATGACAGCAGCAGAGATATACCAACGCATGAAAGAGCAACAGACGCAACGTGCTTACACAAACATAAAGAAAGAGAAGGAGACTATGGAAATACCTGAATACGTGGTAACCCCCAAGGCAAACCACACTAAGTACCAACGCTATGTAAGACGATGGGGCATAGCAATAGGTCAGACCATGTATGATGTAAAAGATGAACGTGTTGTCTTTCCTATCAAACATGATGGTAGAATAGTTGACGCTGTGGGTAGAGCAGTAGGTAAAAAGCAGCACCCCAAGTGGTATCGCTACACAGGCGAGGCAGACTATTATACGATAGGCAATTCTAAAACTTTGCTGATTGTTGAAGATGTAGTCTCTGCTATTGTTGCATTCCAAGAAATACCATACATCACAGCTATGGCTATACTTGGTACAAGCTTGAGTCCTAAACACATGGAGAAGATAGGAGAGTATGACAAGGTGATCATTGCCCTTGACCCTGACGCTATCGGCAAGACAGTGGAGTATCGTAGAGAGATAGAGTTGTGGACAGGACGTAAGACAACAGCGATGAACTTAATAGATGATATAAAGTATCGTGAGTATGAAGACATGGAAAAACTAAAGGAGTTAGTAAATGAGACTAGCAATAGTAATTGACGTAGACGGTGACATCATGTATGTACCAGAGGGTAAAGTGTTTCCAAACTTTCCAGAGCCAAAGGTATTCGACAACATAGAGGATGCTCAAGTAGAACGTGAGAAGTGGAACACTGGTATAATTGTTGACCTTGATAACAACAATAAGACTGTACCTGTAATCAGGGCGTTCGATGACGAGGAACGAAGAAGAGCAAAGGAACGAGAGGAGATGAATCGAGATGATGGAACTAGCACTAGTAAAGACTCTACTCAGTAGAGAGTTTTACGATGACCACAAGGGTGTGCGTTGCCCTGAACGTATCTTCAGTAAGGATGTACGTAAGATAAAGCAAGCGTTAGATACAGCGATGGAGACATACGATGGTGACCTGTCTGTGTCTGACCTACAAGCTGTGTTCAACCGTATCAACGCAAGCATGACCACCGCTACAAGAACAGCTTATGAAGATCTGTTCAAGCGTATCGAGATAGCTGAACCTATCAAGGATGAGATAGCAGAGGACACATTGT